TGCATTCCAGTCTGGTGCCAACACTGACCTCGGTGCTGTTCGTGGTAACACTCCTTGGGGTCTTGAGGGCAATGCCGACATTCCTGAGATTGACATCAAGGTTGACAGCATTGCTGTTACCGCTCAGACCAAGAAGCTCAAGGCCAAGTGGACCCCAGAGCTTGGTCAGGATCTCAACGCATACCACAACTTAGATGCTGAGGTCGAACTTACTTCAATTCTCTCCGAGCAGATTGCTCTTGAGATTGACCGTGAGATCCTTGCTGACCTTGTTAACGGTGCTACTGCCGAGACTCGCTACTGGTCACGTGCACCCGGTCTATTCCTAGACGCTAACGGTGCAGAAGTTGGTGCTGCTGCTAAGGCTCCCGACTTCACCGGTACTGTCAGTGAGTGGTACGAGACACTTGTTGAGACAATCAACGATGTTTCTGCTGCTATCCACCGTAAGACTCTTCGTGGTGGTGCTAACTTCGTCGTCTGTGGACCTGAAGTTGCCAACATCCTTGAGTTCACCGCTGGGTTCCGTGCGAACGTCACTGCTGACGCAGAGACTGGTTCCATCGGCGCTGTTGCAGTTGGTTCACTAAGCAAGAAGTTTGATGTCATCGTTGACCCATACTTCCTTCGCAACGTGCTACTCGTTGGTCGTCGCGGATCCTCTTTCCTAGAAAGCGGATACGTATACGCTCCATACGTCCCACTGCAGACCACACCAACCATCTTTGGCCCTGAAGACTTCGTGCCCCGTAAGGGCGTGATGACTCGCTACGCCAAGCAGATGGTTCGTCCAGATATGTACGGTCTAGTTGTCGTACGCGGTCTTACCGGCGAAGGTGGCGGTTCCTGATAGCTAATAGCTAAAGGCAGTCATTAAAAATGTAAAGCCCTCTTCTTCGGAAGGGGGCTTTCATTTATTTGAGACTATTTATGGTATAACATCATATAAATAAGGAGATTGTTATGGGTAAAAGTTGGAAACGCATGATGCGTAGAAAAAGAGCGCAGGCTCAACAAGAGCAGGCAGTTCAGCCCGCAGTCGCCCCGGCGCCGGTTGTTATGCCAGAGCCCGCACCTGCACCTGAACCCGAGCCAGCCCCCGAGCCGGTCGTTGAAGAAGAACCAGTGGCAGAAAAGGTTGCGCCCAAGCCTCGCGTTAAAAAATCTGTTAGAAAATCAAGTTCAAGAAAAAGGGCAGTCTCCAAAGAAGACTAAATATTGATCATTTCTGATTTAAGCCCCCGATGCGTCGGGGGTTTTGTTTGTCTAATTACTACTTAGTTAGTAGGAGGTGCAGTACATGCCAACTAATTTAGAGCCCAAGAGCACTACTAGCGCTATCGTTTTAACGTCAACCGGTAGCACATCGGATGTAACGTCTTCCCTTCCATTCGGAATTTATACAAGCTCCGCAGAGTTTATTAGCGGAGCTTCCGCACAGGTTGCGTATGTTTATAAAAAACTTGGTGGTGATGTTGTAGATATTGAATTAACAACATCTAATGTATATGCAGCATATGAAGAAGCCGTTCTTGAGTATTCATACATCGTCAACTTACATCAAGGCAAGAATGTCTTATCGTCTATCTTGGGGCAAGCAACAGGCACCTTCGATCATAAAGGTGAACTAACCGCAGGGCCATCGGGCTCAAACTTAAAGTATCCTAGATTTTCTTTAGGTTATTCACGCCGCATCGGCGATGGAGCCGCTTCAGCCGCAGGATTTGGTGGAACTATACCTATTTATTCAGCATCGTTTAAGCCTGTTTTAAAGCAGCAAGAATATGACTTGCAGACTATCATTCAAAGTGCTTCTACATCTGGTGTCGATGATGAGGGCAATTCAGTTGATTATGCTGGTAAGGTAGGAAACAACAGAGTTTTAATTACACAAGTTTATTACAAGTCTCCGCGAGCTATGTGGAGGTTCTACGGATATTATGGTGGTATCGGAGTTGTAGGAAACTACTCAACATACGGTCAGTTTGCAGACGATTCAACGTTTGAGATTATTCCCACATGGCAGAACAAAATGCAAGCAATCATGTATGAGGATTCAATTTATACAAGAACGTCTCATTATTCATATGACCTAATAGACAACAAATTACGACTTTACCCAACACCAAGTAATTTTGGTTCAGATCACCTAACAGATAGAATATGGGTGAGATTCCAAGTTGATTTAGAGCCTTTTGCAACTGGCTCATACAACAGTGGTGTAGAAGGTGTCAACAACTTAAACACTGTTCCTTTTGATAATATTCCGTATGAAAACATCAACTCAATGGGCAAACAGTGGATTCGCAAGTATTGTCTAGCATTATGCAAAGAAATGCTGGGACAGATTCGTGGTAAGTTTACTACAATGCCGATTCCAGGCGAGAGTGTTACGTTAAACCACTCCGAACTATTATCACAAGCTAAGGAAGAGCAACAGCAGTTAAAAGACAAACTAAGAGAAATGCTCAAAGAAGTCGAATACCCAGCACTTGCCAAGCAAGATCAGGAGCTATCGGACGCGGCCTCAAATGTGCTTAAAATTTCTCCATTGCCAATTTTTGTGGGGTGATATTGAATGGCTGATGAATGGAAAAGACCTGATGCACCACCACCACCGCTATTCTTAGGAAAGAAAGAGCGAGATCTGGTAAAGCAAGTTAACGATGAGCTTATTGAAAAGGTCATCGGACAGCAGATATTGTATTACTCTATAGATATGGAAACAACAAACTTTCACGATCTATACGGGGAAGCCATCGAAAAGACGTACTTGCCACCAGTTCGCGTATATGCTTTGGTTGAGTATACAAGTTTTGCTACTGATTACATGGATGGGTTTGGTGTCGATAAGACATGGGAAATTAATGTCCATTTTCACCGAAGAAGAATTGAGGAAGATCAAAACATATATGTCCGTGAAGGTGATTTTGTTTTGTATAACGATAATTACTATGAGATAGTTAAACTATCAGAGCCGAGATTGTTGTTTGGTCAGAAAGATCAAGAATTTGAAATTGTGGCCACATGCAAGCGCTCCAGACAAGGACTATTTGATGCTACCTGATAACTTCGATTTTGCAATGCTGCCGACAGGCTCCAACACATTTACACTTCAAGAAATGGGAATGTTTGCCTCGACCATTGAGGATATTGATTACGTTATAACTTCTTGGCTTAAAAAAGACTTGGACTTGTACTGTATCACCAATGAAGGCCGCCGCAAAATACCAGTTCTATGGCAGGCACCCGAAAGAGCATATCAAATAAAAAACAAAGCTGATCTCAGAGATGACAACAGCGCGCTTAAATTGCCGTTAATAAGCATCGAAAGAACTGGAATCACAAAAGATCCTGAGAAAAAAGGTTCATTTCAAGCCCATTATTACTCTACCGATAAAAACGGAAGAGCCGGCCGCTTTGTAATCGCAAAGAAAATAGTGCAAGATAAGACAAGAAACTTTGCAGCGGTAGCGAATACGAGAAATAACACTTCAGGAAAAGATCAGCTATATTACCCAAGAAAGAACCATAAGATAGTAATAAAGACCTTATCGATCCCGATCCCGGTATATGTAAATGCCGAGTACAAGATTAAAATTGTAACAGAATATCAGCAACAAATGAACGATCTGGTCGCTCCGTTTATTACAAGAACAGGACAGATTAATGCGCTGTCATTAAAAAGAAACGGACATAACTATGAAGTGTTCATCGATCAGAGTTTCTCTCATTCCAACAACGTATCGACGCTAAACGAAGAGTCACGCTTGTTTAACACAGAAATAAGCATCAGAGTTCTTGGCTATTTAATAGGCGAAGGTATTAACGATGATCGACCAATTGTCAGGGTTGATGAAAATACAGTGGAGTATCAATTTCCACAAGAAAGCACCGTACCCATTGGCAACCTGACGTTATTTGAAGACGATAAGTAACTTCAGGAACTAAAACGCTGCTTTTTATTGATGTCCTGATATCCTTTTGAGAACCAAAATACTATTTAAAGTATGATTGAGGCATCAATTAATACCATTTATAACGAGGGAAACCAAATATGTCAGTAAAAAGTTTTAAATTTG